GACGCAAATGCCGACTGAAGGAACGGGTTTTATCCACCCAATCCAGAGGACAAGCCAATGGCACAAGTCACTTACCGTGGTGTCAAGTACGACACTGAAGAGTATCGCAAGTTAATCCTTGACGAGGCTCAGAAGACAAGGAACCATGATCTAATGTATCGTGGGGTCAAAGTTACTAAGAAGTTAGTAACAACATAAACAAAAATCACATAGTGGTTTCATAAATCCTGGAAAATTTTTTCCAGGATTTTTTTGTGTCCAGAGTCGTATAAATACTTAGTTACACCGCAGATAAATGTTAGTGGAAGAGAGTCAGAGGAAAGACAAGAGGAAGACAGCAAAGAAAATAATAAAGCTTGCCAAAAAGCATCCAGAGTGGTATACTAAAGAGGACGTGAAGTACGCCAAGTATATAAGAAAATCACTGAAGAAAAATAATGCAACAAGTGAAGTTAGTAACAGTCACCCCGAAAGCAGAGGAGACGATGGGTTACGTGGCGAGAGTCAGCAACCCGAACAACCAAGACAACCCAAACGTGGCTGGCTTGCTGAAGTATTGTATAAAGCATCAACATTGGTCGGTCTTTGAACAAGCACACATGACTGTGGAGATTGAGACTACACGTGGTCTTGCTGCACAGATACTAAGGCACAGATCATTTACATACCAAGAGTTTTCACAACGGTATGCTGATAGTAGTATGCTTGCTGATGAGATACCCTTACCTGAATTACGTAGACAAGACTTAAAGAACCGTCAGAATTCTACTGATGATATGGATCAGAGGAAGGTCAATCATTATAATAGAAAGATGCAACAACATTTCAAGCAAGGGATGCAGTTGTATCAGAACATGCTGAAGGATGGTGTTGCTAAAGAGTGTGCTCGGTTTGTACTACCTCTTGCTACACCGACTCGGTTATATATGACAGGAACTATACGTTCTTGGATACACTACATAGATTTACGCTCTGCACATGGAACCCAAAAGGAACACATGGAAATAGCAGAGATGGTACGAACTATATTCAAGGAACAATTTCCTATCATATCAGAAGCTTTGGAGTGGAACTAATGCCAACATACCCTTTAATCCATAAAGAAACAGGTGAACAAAAAGAACTCGTCATGACTATGACTGAGTATGTTCAGTGGTGTAAAGACAATCCTGATTGGAAGAAAGATTGGTCACAGAAGACTCATCAGTATGTTAAGTACGGTGATACATTCTTTGCTGGAACTAAGATGCCTGAAGGTCACAACAGAAACAAAAACCCAGAATGGTACTAAATTATGCCAACATATCCTGTAAAAAATTTAAAAACTGAAGAGAAGAAAGAACTTCGCATGACTATGAAAGAATATGATCAGTGGAGAAAAGATAATCCTGATTGGGACAAGGACTGGCAAGCAGGCTGTGCTGGTGACGTTGCAGAGGTGGGTGACTGGCGTGATAAGATGTCAAAGACTCATCCAGGATGGAAGGATGTTATTGGTAGAGTAGGTAAAGTTGACAAAGGATTTGACCGCCGTGGATACCAGTGGGGTGAATAATATATGGCAGTGAAAAAGAAAGTGAACTCTCCTACTAATGGGATGAGTAAGAAGATGATGAAGAGGAAGAAGCCCATCAACCAGACTTACTTCCTTGATGTTAATCCTATCACTGACAACCAACAGTTGTTCTTTGATGAATGGAGTAAAGGAAAGAACCTCTTTGCTTTTGGTGCAGCAGGTACAGGTAAGACATTCATTGCATTGTACTTAGCACTTAAGGAAGTGATGAATGAAGAGTCACCATACGATAAGGTTTATATCGTGAGGTCTCTTGTATCCACACGTGAGATTGGGTTCTTGCCTGGTACTCACGAGGATAAGTCGGAACTATATCAGATACCATACAAAAATATGGTGAGAAGTATGTTCCACATGCCTGATCAAGCTAGCTTTGATATGTTATATGATAACCTTAAAGGACAAGAGACTATATCTTTCTGGTCTACCTCATTTCTACGTGGTACTACTCTTGACGATGCTATTGTCATTGTTGATGAGTGCCAGAACCTTAACTTCCATGAGCTTGACTCTATCATAACTCGTGTGGGTCAAGACAGTAAGATAGTATTCTGTGGTGATGTAAACCAATCAGATCTACAGAGAACCAATGAACGTAATGGCATCCTAGACTTCCAACGTATCCTTGAGGGTATGGATGAGTTCTCAGAGATTGAGTTTGGTATCAATGATATCGTTCGCTCTGGACTTGTTAAGTCTTACCTTATCAGTAAGATGACGTTGGGATTATGAATCTAACACCCATAGAGATGACTGCCAAGATGGTAGATGGTAAGAGGTTATATGCTACACCAGATGGCAATTTCTATCCATCAATCACTACTGTCATTGGTAACAATGCTAAGAAACAAGCTGGTCTTGCTAAGTGGAGAGCTAGAGTAGGTAAGGACAAGGCAGCTGCCATCTCTACTCGTTCTGCTACACGTGGTACAAACTTCCACTCTATAGTTGAGGACTATCTTAACAAGGACTTAGACATAAAAGAATACAAGGAGTCTCCGCTTCCTGTCTTCATGTTTGAGCAGACTAAGAAAACCCTTGATCGTATCAGTAATATATACTTACAGGAGGCTGCTCTTTACTCAGATAATCTTGAAGTTGCTGGTCGTGTTGATTGCATCGCAGAATTTGATGGAGTATTATCTATCATAGACTTTAAGACATCTGCTGCTCCTAAAAGAGAAGCATATCTCTATGATTATTTTGTTCAAGAGACAGCATATGCATGTTGTCTTCAAGAACTCTACAGTATTACTGTCAAACAACTCGTGACTATTGTTGCGTGTGAGAATGGTGAAACTCAAGTAGTAATCAAACCACCGAAGAAGGAGTACCTTCTTCAACTCATACAGTACATAGACGAGTACCGCAACAAATATGGAAAAGAAAAACTTACTTGAAGATAAATTTATGACTAGTGCAAAGTTCTCACAAGAGGTAGAGAAGATTGCTGTGACAAATTCAGGCATGAACTACATAGACTCAGTGCTACACCTTTGTGATTTAAATGAGATAGAAGTGGAATCCGTATCTAAATTGATATCAAAACCACTAAAAGAAAAGCTTAAATATGAAGCACAACAACTTAACTTCATGAAAAAAACAAGTCGTGCCAAACTAATGCTAGTATGAGTAAATTTTTCCAGTCAGAATTAGTACGTGGTGACATCCAAGAGATGGCTACACTACAAGAGTTTTGTTTTAGATCAGCAGCTAACCTTGCTCTCTTAAATGTAGAGAAGAAGCGTGAGTATTTTGATGCACTAGAGTTACTTCTTGAGAAGCAAAAGATATTTCACACTCGTCTGAGTTTGTCTGATGATCCAGAAGCAAAGTCTGTAGTGTCTAACATGAGAAATGCTATTGTAATGTTAGGTGCTGATCCTAATTTAACTATTGAAAAGATGTTTGATGACTTGGAAAATAAGATAAAGAATTTTAAATCTATGCTACCTGATGAATAAAAATTGGACTGAAGTGAAACCACCTTGGAGATATGATGAGAAGTCTTATGTTTCTAAGGTGTATCCAAATCATGAGAAGGACAATGCTTTTCTCTTTGGATTGATTAAAGATAATGCTAAGAAGAATTTAGTTTCGCAAGCTATGCAAACTAAGTACCAGTCTCGTTCGGATAATAAAAATATTAAAGAGATTAGTAATCTTCTTTCTTGGATTGAATCTGTACTACCAGATGCTGTTGATGAATTTAATAGGAGTAGTGGATCAATAACAGACCGTAGAGACTATGAAGTATCTCAGTACTGGGGAATGTATTATCTTAAAGATGGTGGTGTAGTACAACACAACCACTTCCCATTTCCATTAGCATGTTCATATTATATCAATGCACCAGAAGGTAGTTCATTTAATCTAGAAGATCAGGAGATACCAGTTGAGTCTGGTGATCTTATAATATTTCGTGGGAACTCATACCACGCAGTCAAACCATCTGTTGAAGGTAGGTGTATGATTGCTTGTAACATAATTTACAATCCTAAGATTCCTAGGTCAGGATTTAAGAAAATTAATAAAGGGTTCTAGCTTGACAACCCCTTCAGGATGTGCTATAAATATAAATGTCGGGGTAGCTCCTTGACACGGGAGTGACTGAATAAACTTGCTGGCATAAGGCTAGTTAAGGTGATGCGTCAGA